GTAAACGATGGTTGCGGTAAGCACGACACTTCAGTCAACAATATTTATATATCATCAAAAGAAGTCCATGGTACCAAGGGGTCCCCGGATGAGAATCATCCGGTAGAAATGTGCGTGAAACTTATATTTCAAGCATTAGAATTATTCGGTTATAAGGTCAGCGAAACTGACTACGAAAAGCAAGTAACAATATGGGAGAAAACAGTAAAAGATAATAATTTATCATGGATTAAATTCGTGAAATACAAAATAGCTGCATACTATGCCTTCCAACTCGATCAAATTCTCCCTCCTGCCATCTGTAAGGATGACAGGCCGGATAAATTGATAGGGGGAAGAGGCATGATGTGGCTAGAAAGATTTCACCATTATAATACATATGAAAAAAGATTAGAGCTCCTAACAACTCTCAAAAATGGCGTAAAACGGGCCATGCCACGACCAGACAAAGACGCACTAGAAAAAGCGCGTGTCGAAACGTACGAAATCCTAACAACAGCTGATTTAGATATCAAACCAAAATTAATCGCTAATATGTCGTGGAACGATACTAATCAATTTCACCCAAGGGTGGAATTGGTTAATAGTCGTTTCACGATGGAAGAGCAACTAAATAGGACTGTCGATGAATTGTTTCCAAAATCAAGACCTTTAACATCAAGGGAAAGGGAGAAGGAATTCTTCCCATCCACGAGCGCAAACTATATCCGAAGTCGAAAAAACTTAGGAATGGTTGGTGCACTACTAGATCATCCAGAAATCCTAAAAGGGATTCGAAGAAGAAATGGTTGGTTAAAGGTTGAAGAGGAAATAATAAAAGGTAAGGACGAAAGCGAGGAAAGGTCGGAAGTACCTCAAAAGATGCTCCGCGTTGATCAAATTGAATTTGATAAGGCATTCTATATCATGTACTATCGCTGCTTACAAGAAGCAGTAAAAGAGGAAAAGAATGTCGCACTGGTCGCACTCCCAGAAGCCTTAAAAGTAAGAGTTATCTCCAAGGGTCCACCATTTACATATTTTGCATTACGCAACATATGGAAAATGATACACTCAAGGTTAAGAAAACACCCAACTTTTAGACTAATAGGAGAACCAGCAACAGCGGAAGTAATGAGAGAGGCACTGGGCGTCGAACTTGGTGAAGATGAGATACTATTCAGTGGAGACTATCAAAGTGCCACGGATCTATTAAGATCCTGGGCAAGTGAGACAGTATGCCGCCGATTAGCAGAAAATCTAAACCTATTCGACATTGAGAGGGAATTGTTTCTTGACTCATTAACAAGACACAACATTGAAGATCCAAAAAGTAATAAGAAAAACTTAAAATTTAAGAAGCAACAAAGGGGTCAGTTAATGGGATCAATTACATCGTTTCCGATTCTGTGCATAATAAATGCAACAGTATGCCGATGGGCACTTGAAGTAAGCGGAAACCGTCCAATGAGTCTAAAACAGACTAGGATGTTAATCAATGGAGATGACATTGCGGCAAAAGCGAAGAAAAGCTTCTATCAGATCTGGAGAGATTTGATAACGACCGTAGGACTCAAAGAATCCATAGGTAAAACTTTTGTGAGCCAAAATTTCGTCGAACTCAACTCAACCAATTTTCTTTTCACTCGAGATGTGGAGCCAAAACTAGAAATAAATCAAGACGGTATAGAGGTAATGCGTAAGCAACCTTATACAGTAGTGAATTATGTCAATTTCGGCCTCATATACGGAATGAAAAGAGCATCGGTATCAGAAGGCCTCAGCGGCCGAGAGGGTTCGAGACGAAGTGAAGGGACAATAGGCATGAGAGCCCGCGAACTGGTAAAGTTCGCGCCTCCCACAATGATTAAAGATGTAATGAGACTTTTCGTAGAGAACAACAGGGTTGCTTTAACAACATACAAGATTCCATGGTACATACCAGAGTGGCTAGGCGGTTTCGGATTACCCGGAAACGAACCAAGCGATTTAGACCTTAGAATGGCCAGGCACCTTCTGATGAATTGGGCGGATAAACATCCGACACCAATAAAAGCAGAGGGGTCATGGCACATTAGGGAGCTAAGCTCAGTGTACATACCAAAGGAGTGTATAAGAACGGTACAGACAACGGAAAAACCGATCGGATCTGAGAGTTTAGAGACGGTATACCAATTAAAAGGTATAGACCTTCTCTTTGACTCAAGATTCGATCTGGATGATCTATTTTTTGAAACACGTTCAGATACAGCGGCAATATATAGAAAGAATGAAAGACTATGGACGAACATACCTAAGGATTTACCAAAACCTCTAGAAAAAGAGAAATTGGAGTATCAGCAGAAGTACGACGTAATAGATCTAATATTAAATGACACATATATTATAAACCGCGATGAAGTTAAAGCAGACAAAGTGTCGGAGATTATACTAGATTAACAAAATAAAATAAAAATAATAAAAT